TGAACAGGTTTCTTGGTGAGGGCTACGACGTAATCGTTTATTCGGAGAAGCGTTGGCCGTTCTACGAGGCCGAAACATCGTTTTCTACGGTTGCTGACACGAAGGATTACACGCTGGCAACAGTGGGCGCATCGGTTACGACTGGTTTGCGGGAAATAGCGGCGCTGCGAACCAACGACCACGTTGTTGACTTTGTGGGCCGCGACGCTGGCGATGTCGCATACCCGTTGGATGTGACATCGACTGGGGAACCATCCCATTGGTCTTTTTGGGCCGACACGGTACGCATGTACCCGACCCCTGATGCCGTGTACACAGTGAATGTACGCGGTTACAAGAATCCGACTGCTTTCGGTGCGGGTTCATCTGATGCAACTGAACCTTCCGATCTTCCTGAACCGTTCCACATCGTGATCGCAACCTACGGGGTTGCTCGGGCCTATGAACAGCAAGAAGATCCCGACATGGCGGTCCAATACTTGAGCCTGTTCAACCAAGAGTTAGACAACCTCAAGGGCCGTTACGACGACATGCCTGCACCTCAGCCTGTGTTGTTGAACAGCCGCCACTCTGGTCGGTGGCGGTCTGGGGCGGCGATGCCGTCTCGGCTCGCTTATTCGTGGGAGTAGGACATGGCTAAACGCCAGTTCTACATGGAGTCGCTGGAATCATTCAGCGGTGGCCTAAACCTGAGGTCCGATCAGTTCAACCTGAAGAAAAATGAATCACCTGATTTGTTGAACGTGGTTGTGGACCCCCGTGGCGGTGTACGAATGCGCGACGGTGTTGACCGTCGCAACACGACAGCGTTGTCGGCTGATGTTGAAGGCATGTGGGGGTTGCACACTGATTCGGGCACCAACCATGTCATGGTCAACTACGGCACCAAGGTCGCATATTCAACTACCGCAAACTTCACAGACCTGACGGGGATAACAGCACGCACCGATGGCACCCGCGTATACGGCATGACAATGAACAACGTCGCCTACGGGGTGTCTTACGATCAGGTGTCATTCAAATGGGATGGCGCAACAGCCTCCGATTTGGGTACGACACTGGATGGCACGGCGGGCAACATGCCGCAAGCCCAATACGTGACCTTTTGGAACAACTTTGCGTGGACGGCAAACACCTACGAGGGATCCACGGCGCATAAGACACGGGTCCGCTGGTCGAACGCTAATGACCCTGAGAAGTGGGCTGCCGACGACTACGTAGACATCGACAAGGGCGAACACGGCGATTACATCACTGCGATTGTTCCGATGGGTGATCGCCTGCTGGTATTCAAAACGAACAGTGTCCACGCCATATTCGGCTGGGACTCTGATTCATTTCAGGTTGTGACACTAACCAACGATGTTGGTTCTGTACCGCTATCTAGCCCTGTGTCTACCCCTTATGGGGTGTTCTTCTGGTATGGGCAGGCAGGCGTGTACGTGTTCAACGGTGAACAATTCGTGTGGTTGTTCAACAACTTGCAACCAGCGATTGATGACCGACGAATCACATTCGCTCAGAATCCGCAGTTGGCTTGGGGCAACAACAAACTGTATGTGTCGATTGATTGGACTGAGGATGGGTCTACGGCTCGCCGCACTTTGATGTATGACCCGACACTCAGCGAGTTGGGTGCATGGGTTCTAAGCGACATTGATGCTGGCCCCATGTTTGCCTACCGCCCACCTAATGGGGCGGGCACGGTGTATGCAGGTTGTGTCGCTAACACGGGCATCGTGGTCGATGTCGAGGATGACCAGAATCGCACCAGCGACCGTTACGTGGGGTCCACTGAGGCCCATATTGCTTCCTATTTTGTGACTAGGTGGGTCACTGGGAAGAATCCTGTGGTGAAGAAACGGTGGGGTAAGCCTCGGATGATCACATTGGCTGAGTCGTCAATCACTTTGCCGATAACAACGTATAAAGATTACGACAAGGCTGAGCAGGCTTCATCGTTTGATGTGAACATTGTTGGCCGTACATCTACGTCGCTGTGGGATACCGCCAAGTGGGATGAATCGGATCCTGCTTCAGCGTATGTCGCTGTATGGGATGCGATTGCCAAGGATTTGGTCACGGATGTAAAGGCTTTGCCGACTCTTGGGACAGCAAAAGCAATAAGTATGAAGGTGAACGGGCCGACGGGCACGAATAACACATGGGAGGTGAACGCATTGGCGTTCACATATGTCCCTAGGAGGCTCCGCTAGATGGGTACTTTGGCGGTTACTAACGATTTTTCGGCTGGGACAAGCATTGTCGCGGCCGACATGAACCAGAACTTCACTGATGTTGAGACGTTTGTGAACTCATCGCCGGGCGTGGTTCAAAACGATTTGGTTGATGCTCAGGGCGATTTGTTTGCTGCTACTGCGGCTGACACGGTGACGCGTTTGGCTGTTGGCTCAGATGGTCAGGTGTTGACTGCCGATTCGACTGCTACGACTGGTGTTGCTTGGGTTGATCCCGACCTGATTAGTAAAAACAGTCAAACGGGTACGACATATACGCTGGTAGCCGCCGATTCTGGGAAGATTGTGGAGATGAACAATGCGTCTGCGAACACGTTGACGGTTCCACCAAACTCCAGTGTCGCATTCGATGTGGGCACCCAGATCGTTGTTGTACAGCAGGGTGCTGGGACGACAACAATAGCGACTGCTGGGACACCGACGTTGCGTTCCAAGGATTCCAACTTGGATATTGATGGACAGTACGCATCGGTGGCTCTCATAAAGAGAGACACGGATGAGTGGTATGTGATGGGGGCGTTGGCGTAAATGGCAATCAATCCTGCCTTGTTGGGCGCTGTCGCTGGTCAGGGGGGTGTTGTGGTGCCGGGTGCACCCGGCACTCTGTCGCTGTCGGCTGGGTCCAACGCTTACACGGAGATTGACCTGTCGTGGTCGGCACCGTCGGATACGGGTGGCGGGACCGTTTCTGGCTACCACATTCAGGTCAGCACCAACAGTGGAGTGTCGTGGTCCGATCAGGTCGCTGATACGGGTTCGACGGGCACGACTTATACAGCGTCCAGCCTGTCGTCCAATACTCGCTACGACTTCAAGGTTGCGGCGATCAACGAGAAGGGCACAGGGACTTACGGGAACGCTCCGAACCTGACCACCGATGCGTTCGTGGTTGTTTCGTCTACGACGGGCAGCCCAACGTCCACGACTTACGGCAACTACAAGTCGTACGAGTTCACGGGCACTGGCAGCATCACGTTTAGCACGGGTGGGTCGGTTGATGTGCTGATAGTCGCAGGCGGCGGCGGCGCTGCTGGCAATGGCGGTGGAGGTGCTGGTGGTATGCAGACAGCGACCTCAACCGTTACAGCAACGGGATACACGATCACTATTGGCGGAGGTGGCGTACAGTGGGACGGGTCGGCCTCGTCGGCCATGTCAACCACCTCAACTGGCGGCGGCGCTTCGTCCAGAAGTGGTGGCAGCGGTGGTGCTAGTTCAACTGGCACCGCTGGACAGGGCAACGATGGCGGCGCAATCGACCAAGCCGGCAACATTTATGCAGGCTTCAACACCGCTTACGGCGGGGGCGGCGGTAAGGGTGCTGCTGGCAGCGACGGCTGGGCTAGCCTCTATCTAGGGGCCACTGGCGGTGACGGTGGAGCAGGAGCCACGAACGACTACAAAACAGGGTCCAATGTCTCCTATGCAGGCGGTGGCGGCGGCGAGGCCATTGCTAGTTACGGCGGGACAGCGGCTGCTGGCAGTGGTGGCAGCGGCGGTGGTGGTAATGCTTCAGTCACTGGTGCTGGGTCGAACGGGGACGCAAACACGGGGGGTGGCGGCGGTGGCGGCACAGGCGGCTTCGGCAATGGTGCCAGCGGGATCGTGGTGGTCCGCCACCAGTACCAGTAGGAGAACTGATGGCACACTTCGCTGAACTAGACGCAACCAACACCGTGGTCAGGGTTCTCGTTGTTCACAACGACGAGCAACATCGGGGTCAGGAGTTCCTAGCCGACGACCTTGGTCTGGGCGGCACTTGGATTCAGAC